CATTGCCTGCGTCCACACCGTATTGCCAGGAAGAGCTTCTCCTGGAGTGATGGCCTCAACAATAACGCCCAAATCGGTGATCGTGTTATGATCAATGACACACCCTGGACTGACACAAGGAACCGAGAAAGACAGGAAGCGACCATAGCCTGGAGTTGTTGGGTAAGGTTCGGCAGTATTGTTATCAACCCGCATGGAATAGCCCGTGCTCTGTGTGAAGACGATCAGACCGCTTGAGTCTGCACTCTCATACTGGAAATCAATCCCGCTGATGCGGAACTGTTTGCCGTCGCTTTCGCGGTTGCCGATAAAGAAGGCATTGTTACCAAAGCCAGAAGTGATATTAACGATGATGTGCGTGTTGGATGATCCTGCGCCGATCCAGTTTGTAGAATGCCCAACTGGAGAACCTGAAGGTGACGGGCAAGTGCCCGCACCCACGTTGATGGGGCAAACAGCTGCCGTCCAGGTGCTCGTTCCAGCGGGAATGTTGATAGTATCGCCATCCGTGAATCCGGCCTTATTTGAACACGCTTGCACATCGGCCTGCGACGTGGAAACTGGTGTCCACGTTGGCGAGGAGCCAGTGCAAGTCTGCGCCGAGGAAATAACGGCACAACATAAAACAACAACGATGAATGCAAATTTGGTAAGAAGTTTTATAAGTTTTATTCGAAGCATGCTGCTCCTACTACGGCTGCTGTATCTAGACTCGTACTCGTCCACGATGGACTTGTACTAGTCGTTATATTAGCAGCATTTGCATATCCATAAAAACCTTGGTATACGGCGTTCGTATTATAAGGTGAAGAAATAGAGAGTACTGGAGTACCTCCATTAAGAACAATATCTTGAAAACACACATCATTTCCGCCTAAGCTCAGAGTGACACCGGGAATTGAAGTCAGTGCGCTATTGTGACTTACTGAACCAGCTATGTCAAGAGAAGCTGATCCTCCTCCTGTCCAGGACTCTTCCCAATATTCGACACTGTAATAATCAGTTGTGATAGTTGGTGTAATTGTAATCGTTGTTGTTCCGGAAGTGCTGGACAGAACATAAGCACATCCAACACTTCCGGCAGAATTATCTACAAACTGACAAGTCGATGATCCAGCCGTAGGTACTACCCAAGTTCCACCTCCGCTAACAGCCGACACGTAGGCAGCAGATCCTGATGTATCAGTTAGTTGTATAAACAAGAGATTTCCTAATCCAGTTGCAGGTACTGTGATATTAAATGTTGCTCCTGTAAGACCATTGCTATATACACTCTGAACTGGCGTAGAACCCCATGTTTTAACCACTCCAGGAGATGGAGCTTTTGTCCCGATCACCTGGATGACAGGAGCCATCAGAATTGGGATAGCTCCGAGAACGATGAGTAATAGAAGTTTCCTCACGTTAGCCTCCCGAATCCTGCGTCCATGTGCCAAGTTGTACATAGACGACCCAATCCGTAGTCGAGACGCCGACGAAGCACGCCGCATCTCCCGCCGCGCCGCCGGAACGGATATACCCTCCAGTGGATCCAACGGTTCCCTTGTACCGGAGATGCTGACCGGCTGCTGAGGTGTTCACACGAAGAATACCCGTAATGGCCGTTCCGCTGTATTCATCGTTGGCCACGCAATACTGCTTCCCAATCGCTGCCGTGGGAAGGGTATAGGTGACCTCGGCGCTTTGCGATACCGTTTCCTGATTGAAAGTGTAGCCGGAACTGTAGGTGCCTCCGAGAGACGCCGACGTTCCGGCAGTGAGCGTGACCGGAGCCGTACCGTCAACGATTCCGCTGGCGATCAAGTTACCGCCAACGCTGACATACCCGGATGAACCTGCGGTACCGCCGTTCGCTCCGCCACCGGCTCCGGGATTCAGGACGATATTCCCGCCTGCGCCGCCCGTTCCGCTCGCGCCACCAGACAGCCCGCCGGCTCCGGTCGTGATCGTAAACGCCCCGCCAGCGCCACCGTTGTTGGACGCTCCATTGCCACCAGAACCCGCACCGGTTAACAGCCCAATCGGCGCTCCGACATACCCGGCGTGACCCGATGCCACTCCACCGGAGGCCGCAGCCGAGATGTTCAGGACAGCAGGGGCATTAGCCCCGTTTGGCGCCGCTGCGCCTTGCGTAATCTGCAGCGGAATGGCGGTTGTGGTAGTGGCCGTAGAGATCTGAACCTCTACGTCACTCGCGCCCGTGGTTGCGGCAGCCTCGCTGAAGCTGAAGGCATTTTGCGATCCCGTCGCTCCCAAGGTGGAAGTGAACGCCAGTGTATAGGTACTGTCCGCGAAAGTCTTGGATGCCGCCAGATTACCCAGAGCGTCCAGGGTCGTGGCACAGGCTGTGCTCCCCAAAGTCCACGCGCTTCCGGCTGCCGTCCATGTCGCGCACTGACTGGCCGTAGGTGTCAAAACCGTGGCATAGACAGCCAGCTTGGAATCGGCAGCGTTAACGTAAGCATGGTAGTCTTTGTTCGTGGTATCGAAGTCGATCACGCCAGCAGCGGTTGCCGTGTTGGTCGTATTCGTAGGCACTTTGAAACCGGCTGTATTGGTGATGCCCGAGAGATCAAGTAGCGCCGATGCAGGCGTTCCGCTGTTGAAGGTTGCTTTGTTGGCGGCGAAGGTAAAAGTTGGCGAGCCGGTGTCCGCACTGCCTATGGAACCGCCCGCGGCAAGCTGTAAGACTCCGGCGCTACTGAGGGTACTGGTCGTCGAGGGAGTCTGTGCGGCATTGCTTCCGCCGCCCGTCATTAGCGCGGTGCTCGTCAAAGCCGAAGCATTCGTTGTAACCGTAGAAGTGGCGATGCCGGAATCATGCGCCATAATGTTATGGGAACCGGTTACGACTGTATCGAGCAGATGCCCGGTCGTGGGTAGCGCGGCGATTCCAAGGATCATCGCATCCGCGCCGTTCGGGTAGAAATGGTAATTGAGATAGGTAGCCGTGGAATCGTAGTCGATCACTCCTGCCGCACTGGCAGTGGATGCGGTCGGAACCTTAAAGGCCGCAGTTCCCGTAGCCGAACTCAGATCGAAGATGCCTGCTGCTCCACTGCTCAGCGTGTGGGTGACATAGGTAAAGTCGGCACTTCCCGTTGCCGTTCCCTGAGCGCCGCCGGATCCTACGACCAGGGCATTCGCTCCCAGTGAAGACGCGCTGGTTACGCACGTCGTACAAGTCTCGTTACCGGTCGCAGCCACAATAGCAAGAGGAAGCGATGCCGTAACCGCCGGAGTTCCCGAGCTGGTGCCGGCCGTCCAGGTTGGCGATCCCGCAGTGCTCTGTACGGCGATCGTCAGAGACCCGGTGCCGGATCCGTTTACCACCACGGTGCCGCCCGTGCCGCCGTTAACACCCAGGGTAATGCTGCTGGTCCCCGTGATGGTCGTAAATGCCGCCGATCCCGGCGTTCCTCCGCCAATCGCTCCGGGAGACGCGAAAGTCGCTCCACCCAGCGTGGTAGCCCTGATGCCGCCCGAGCCGATGGCCTGCAACAATCCAGCCGTGTCCATCTTGACGCCAGCCGTTGTACCTTGTGCGGTGAACTGGACGGGCAGGGCCGTTGAGCTTCCTACCGAATGAACTTCGAAAATCGCTCCCGTTCCGGTATTCCCAGTGGCGTCGATCAGCGAGAACAGGTTTGCGGTCGATGTGTTACCCGTATAGGTGAACTGAGTATTGTCACCCGTAGCCATCGTCAGAGCCAACGCGCCGCTGGGATTGGTCAGGCCGGACCATGCCACGGCCCCGCCACATGCTCCCCAAGTCATCGCCGTGGAACCGCCGCCTTGGGAAACCAGGCATTGTGCGGCAGAACCTGCCGTAATCGGCCAGTTCCAGTTGTAGGTGCCCGCTGCGGCTTGGGGCTGGATGGTAATCACTCCACTGCTGGAGCCATTGATGCTGAGAATTCCGCTGTTACCGGAATTACCCAGAGGGATAGTCGTGGCCCATGTCGGATCGGCGGCACTGTTACCAATCATAATTGATCCTGTAGTCCCGACGCTAACGGTCCCGAACGCGCTCGAACCTTCGCCAAGCAGGACTGTGTGCGCGGTTGGAGACGCTACACCGCTGCCGCCATTAGCAGACGGAAGAACGCCGCTGACATCGCCGGAAGCTGCCGCCAAACCGATCGTGCTCTGGAGATAACCGCAGAGTTCAGTCGGAGACGCGGTGCATCCGGTCTGGTTCTGGGAATTGCCGAATTTAAGATAGAACGCTCCGGTCGTGCTGTCGGTTCCTGCCGAGGCCGCGCTGGGGACGACCAGATTGTAAGAGGTAACGCTGGTTGGGGCCGTAAGGCCAACCGAAGTCGTCCCTATCCCCCACGGGGTCGTGCCTTGGCCGAGGTAGGCGATACCAGGGTTGGCATTCGAGATCGTAATGGACGCAGCCGTGACGTTCCCTGAAGAGTCGGACAGGAAAGTGGAGTAGCTGGTAAGTGCCGAAGATGAGGTTGCAACCGCGACTTGCCCAGATACTAAGCCTGAGCCAGTGACCGATCCCGTCGAACACGCTCCCCAAACCGCGTTCGTTCCGTTGGACGTAAGGCACTGCGCGTTCGAGCCACCAGTGGCCGGTAATTGCCAACTCGACCATCCGGGATCAGCCGCACCGTTGGAGATCAGGAACTGATACTGCGTCCCTGCCACAACGGAGGCCAAGGCGCTTGTACCTTCTCCCACCAGCAGGCCATGAATAAGGGCCGTGGTGAGGCCGGTGCCTCCACCAGCCACTACCGCTGTCCCGAAGGCTGGGTCTGCGCCAGTGACGCCTACAAGCGGAATGCCGGTCGTTCCTGCGGAGGTTACGTTGAATGCAGCCGTGGTCTCGCCAATCAGGACGCCGTGAATCGTGGCCGTAGTAAATCCGCTGCCACCTTGATTGACAGGGAGCGCGGAGGCTAGATGGGTGACCGTGACCTGATTGGACGTATTGATGTCCGTTCCAGTCAAAGCAATGGTGTTGCTCACATAGGCCGAAGTTATTGTCGTACAGGTCGGTGCTGCATCTCCGTTTTCTGCCGTGACCACCTGATTCGTACACGAACCAGTTCCTGCCGCAGCTCCTGTCGAAGTTGCAAATGCTCCTGCACCGTTGGCCTTCGGATAGCCCCCCGAAGCTGCTCCAGACAGATCAGCCCCAGTTCCACCTTGAGCCGCAGTGACCGCAGCGTTGGTCGTCAGCGCCGTTGTCGTAGCGTTCGGGAAAGTGATGACCGAAGAATCCCCAGAGGAAGTCAGAGTGATCGTGTGCGGAAACGAAACCGTCTTCGCATTCGTAATCGTCAACGTTCCGGTCGAAGAAGTAATTGTCAGCCCATTGATCGAGGTTGCCGTCGCTGCGCCCAAAGCTGGAGCAATCAAGGTTGGACCGTTATTAAAAACCGCTAATCCACCGCCTCCACTACCAGTTTCATCCGAGAGCACTCCAGCCAACTGCGCGGAAGTGGTTGCGGCAAATACCGAGAGATTATCCGAGAACAGCGCTACGGTGTCCGCTGTATTCGAGTTGTTCTTCACTTTCCAGCGGTGAGCGGACGAGTCACCATAGAGCCAATCGCTTCCCGCCGCTCCTGTCGGTGCCGTTCCCTCCAAAGCCTTGAGGAACGTTCCAGCGCCAGTCAGAGAAAATCCCCCGGTCCCCGAAAATAGAAGCGCTTGGCCTACGCTGGCTGTAGTCAGTAATGAATCCCCCACCGCTGACGCACCCGTTGCTACTGGGATTGTTCCGGTGGTCATGGAGCCGCTGATCGTTCCGGTACTACAGGCACCCCAGACTGCATCCGTCCCATTCGAGGTTAAACACTGCGCATTCGTTCCCCCGGTCGCAGGCAGTTTCCACGAAGACCAACCCGGATCAGTTGCTCCGGCTTGTAGAAATTGGTATTGCGTTCCCGCAGCGGTCGCGGTAATAGCGCTTGCCGTTTGTCCCAGCAAAACACCATGCGCTGTGAACGTCGTGGTTCCAGTTCCACCTTTCCCGACTGCGAGCGTCGAACCAGCCGCCAAGTCAGTAGCCGTGGCCGCGTTGCCCGTGTAGGACGCTCCCGTGATCTCAAACTTTTCTGCGTTGGTCGCTGAGTTTGTTGGAGTCACGGTCAAACCTACCGTATTCGCTGTACTGGTCAGCAGGTTAATTCCGGCCTGAGACGTGTTATTTCCGCTGTTGGTTTGAAACGGGATTGTGCAAGTCGAACTGAGAGTACAAGTTTGGCTGTTTACGGTCGTGGCCGCAGTCGCCGCAGCCTTTCCGGTAAATTGCGTCTGAATTGCGGATGTGACACCCGAGAGATAACCGACCTCTGTCGGAGTTGCCGTATCAATCGTGATCCCCGTCATCGTTGTCGGCAACATCGCGTTGACCAGAGAACATGCCGCTGGCGCTGCGCTGCCGCCTGTACAGTTCCCATAGACGCTGTTCGCTGCAATCGCAGGCAGTTTGAAGTTGCTCAGCGTAATCGCGCTTAGATCAAGAACAGCACTCGCCGCACCCGTGATGTTCGTTGTCCCGTTGCTTGTCGTCCATCCCGTAATTCCGCCTAGAGTGGCGGAACTATTGAACTGAATTTGAGTGTTTGAACCACCCGCTCCTGGAGTCGATCCCGTACCCAGTGGCCCTGTCCAAGTGTTCGTTGTCAGGCAAACATAGAAGCCTGGAAGAGTCGCTCCGGTTCGCACGTAAATATCAGCCGGGGAGTTGATACACGTCGCTGGAGGAACGCCCGTGCCACTCACTACACGCCGAGCAACTGTGGAACCGAATTGAGCGAATGCGGTGCCGGAGAGCAAACAGACAACCAGCGTCCAATTTTGGACGGCATTACGCAAAGTGGATTTCGACATTGACGATACCTCCGTTCGCACTTGCCCTGATAAAGATTTCGTTCAGGTTCACCGTGTAGGGATAGGCTTGGCCCACGTCGGTATCCCCGGCCAGCATCTCTTTCCCCTGTCTAGTTCCGTCATTCGCCGTGTTCTCGTCTCCCTTGTAGATCACGACGGAACCGTTTTTGTACGATGCCTGAATGGAGAGATAACTCACGCTCGCAATCGCGGTCAAGGCAGGCATGACCCCACCGGAAGGAACGACCGTGTAGCCAGTCAGATTACCTTGCGAGAGTAAATTGAACAGGTTCTGTGCTGGCTTTGTGTAATCCGCAACTGTAATCGTGGCGATCATTTCATCCTCCTACCAATTCGCTCGACCCACATTCAAGAGTCCGAGTCGTTCTGTGCTGTATCCATCGTTGGTTGCATTCTGCCGCAAACCCGAACGAGAATGTGTCAAAAAATCTCGATGGAGGTTCGCATCTTTGGCGCGAATTTGTTTCAAGATAATTTGATATTCCTTCTGCTCGGCCTGCGCGAGAAACTTGTAATCCGCTCCCGATCCGCGTTCCACTTGCTCGCCTTTTTGCGCTTCTTTATAGAGGTACAGCAGTTCCTTCGCACGGTGCATGACAAGTTCTTCCGACAATGGGTAAGGAACAGTGTCCGAAGTTTTCACCATCAAAGGTCCGCTACGCTTGTAGCTGAAGCTGTAGGGCATGTGCGAGAGATTGTGCGGCCAAATCTCGTACATAATGTAGCCAAGCGTTGCGCTTCCCACGCGCATATCCGTTCCCCAAGGAACCGCGTAGGTAGGAACTGCTGGCCCGAAGATTAGCCTCTGCGCGTCCATCACCGAGAGATCGTCCTGCGAGATGCTCGTGAAATCCACCGGCGCATTGTTCGTTGTGTCTCGAATCTCGATGAATTTTGTAAAGTCTGACACTGGCACAGGAAAATAGGCTTGGTAAATCCAGTACGGCTGTCCTGCTCCGGTGATCGGCTCCATCCAAGGCCGGTCCAGTGTTAGAGTGGCAAACGGAGCATGGCTCGTTGTCTCGTACCCGATGATGTTGTACAGGGCATAGGAAGGGTTGCGAAACTGCAATTCGGTCAACAGCGGCCTTCCTGCGAGTGCTGCCCACGCTGCCGTCGCTACCGCGTCTCCGATAATCGTTGCAGAATAGGGAGTAGCCGTGACCGTGCCGAGACTGGCAACCAGCCCTGGGCAATTCCATCCTGCCTGCTGAGTCTGGAAGGACCAATCCGTTTCGTTGTAGATTTTTTGCAGACCTTCGTTCAGCTTCGTTCCGGCAAAGGTCTGAGCAACCCCCGGTATTTCGAGAGCCAGCGACTTCGACATGGTTATCAAACTCATCTCTCGCCTCTAAGTAAAAAAGGGCGACGGCTCCCGCAAGCCGCCGCCCTGTCGCTGTTGCCGAACAATCTTCCTTAAAACTCACCGCCGCAGACTTCAAACTGAACCACAATCGCTGCCAGCGCAGTGCTGCTGTTTGTAACTTCCGCCATGCTCGCTGCGGTGAACCACCGGAAAGTCCACGTTGCTCTTGTCGTCCCCACAGCGCTTGGGAACGGGAAAGCGATGTACGTGTGAGTCGTGTCCATGCAAGGCTTAATGGAGTCGATGTAGATTCCATTCGGCAAAAGGATTGGGTCGAAGGTGGACGTACTGTAAATCGCCGGACCTGTGCCGTAAAACACCCAGCGCTGTCTCTGTCCGGTAGAGATTCCACCTTCGTAGCCAGGAACAATTTTTACCTGCACAGTATTCCTCCCTTAGCCCTGAATCGCTGGCAAATCCAGCAAGACACGGAACGTTCCGCTACTGGCACCGTGGTTCGCTGGTGTCAAAGCATAGCCCAGTGTTTGAGGAACCAACGTTCCTGGTGAGGCCGCATCGTCCGCAAAGCCATTGGCAATGGAGTTGATGACATCCCCAATCAGAGGCGTGGCATTCGTCACGCCGCTTGTTTTTCCGTTCACTGTGGCATCGCCAGCTTCCTGAACGAAGACGTAGGCACCGGCTGATACCTGCGCGGCAGTGAGACCGCACAAGAACACAACCTGCCGGATTGGGCTGATGTTTGATTGGAGACCCAAGCCCTTATCGTAGCTGGTAATCACGTTTGGCCCTTTGGCTACTGATGCCATGAGACCAATCGCGCCAGTGACGATGTACGAGTAGGTCGCCCCAGAATCAATCTGCACGAAGCGATACTGGCCATAGTGAAGGCTGGGACCAACCGCCTGCGCTTCGGCTTCAGTCAGAGCGGCGTATCCGCCAACCACCAAGCCGCCAGCATAATACGGCTGCCCAGTTCGGAGATCGGTCATGCCGCTAGGCGACGTGTAGACCGTAGTGAGTGCGCCTGGTACAAATTCATTGCGAATGAGTGGCATTTTCCGTCTCCTTTTACGCGGTGAAGCCGCTGATAATCAGTCCGTGACGGGGATTCATCACGTAGATGTTGGTTCCCAAACGCATGAACATATTCGCCGCGCTCACGTTGTCGGGAATTTCCTTGATCTTAGTGGCAAAGAACCAAGACTTTTCTGCCGTGGGCCGCATCTTGATTGCTTCGGGATCGAACATCACAATGATCTCCGCAGCCGCAATCGAAGTGGCTGAGGGGAAGTTGCTGCCCGTGGGCGCTCGTGCTCCTGCCGAGACTGCTACTCCAGACGAGGTGTAGGTCGGAGAAGTGAACGCGGCCAGCTTGGTCGTGTTCCCGGAACCGTCCACGAACGAGGTGTTGGGGGCCGCAGTCCCAAACGCGGCAGTGTTGCCTCCCGGCAGATACTGCCAGGTCTTAGCCGATGGAGCCAGAGGATCGGCAAAAATCTTGACGCCGAAGAAATCCACGCTCGGCCAGCCAAAATCCGTGCCTTCTTTGACTGACTGTTGATCGACGCGAGCGATGGCTCGCAGCATGTTCACCAATGCCGACCAGCCAAAGGGACTGGTGATTCCGACTCGGGCCTTGCAGTTCAGCGTCAAGAGTTGGGCAATGACGTTCGTTAGGACCGGATAGGTGATCGGTCCTGCGTTGCCGCTGGTGTCTCCGCAGTAGAACGGAGTGGAGTTGTAAGCCTGCCCAATGTTTCCGTTTCTCGTTGTGCCGCCTGTCGTGGTAAACACGTTCCCATCCGGCGATGGATCTACGCCATTCGAGAAGCCCTCGAAGAATCCGTTCGAGGAAAGCGACCTGTCATCCGAAACACCCGAGGTTCCACCGTTGGCCGAAGATGGCTGGCCGTGACGGTAGCCATCCATTTCGAGCATCGTGTTCATCTGCGACACAAGGCCCGCCTCAAGCAACGCTCGTTGGTCGATGATCTGCGTGTCACCCGGACGGTTCAGCACGTCCAACTCGAAATCCTCAATCTGCGCGTAGCAGGCGTAGGCTTTTTCGTAATACTTCGCCGCGCTCGCAATTTGAGGACGAGTCACCGTGATGGTTTGACCCGGCTGGACCGCCTTACCTTGCAGCCGAGCGTAGGTGAACGCTTCCACCATGCCTGAGCCGCCCAAGAAGTCCTCTACGACACCGAAACGCCGAAGGATGTCCTGGAGTGGAGTATCCACGAAGAAGCACTCGTTGATGACATTCTTGCGAATGCTCTCTCTCGTGTTGGTGTCAAGCTCGTTGTACAGGGGATCAGTCAAGCAAGGACACGCCAGCAAGAATAACCGCTTGAGGAACAGAAGCAAGAATCGGGTAAGCATGTTTACCTTCCTTTTAAGCGCTACGTGCCGCTGCAATATCTTTGTGAACGGCGTCCAACATCCTCGTCATGCGTTCCCGACGAGGTACGTTGCCGCCTGCCTTCTCAAAGTCTTCGTGCTTGATTGGAACCACACTGTTGCGCGAAATTTCCCCGGACCGAAGGTTGGGATTCGAACCGCGAGCTTCCGCCGCTTTCCGGTCGTGCTCGTCCACAATCTTCTTGGCATCGGCTGCGACCCGAGCTTCGTAGGCTGCCGCTTCTTTTCTTTTTCTGGTCTCAACGAACTTGTACTTCTCGGCCAAGAATTCTCCGATAGGCTTCCGAGCGCTGGCTGCTTGAGCGGCAATGTCGGTCGAAGCATCCGGGATCGGCGTGCCATAGAGCCGGATGTGCTCGTTGTTCGCATCGAGCCACTGGCTCATCACGCTTCCGACTTTTCCAAGAATCTTGCCTTCATCCACGGCGTTCGCTCCTATCGCCGGACTTCCCGGCACCACCGGCTTCACTTCTGGAGTTACTTTTGGAAGCTCGATCTCAAAGCCTTGAGCCTTCAAAGTCTCCAAGTAGGTTTTCAGCGCCTTGTTCTCAGCTTCGACACTAGCGTTCTTGCTCAGAGACGTTCCGTACTCTTCGACGTACTTCTGAACGTCTGCTTTTTCGAGGCCAGCTTGACGTAGCGCTTCGGCTGCGGCTGTTTCCTTCTGCGATGCCGTCTGGAGGGTCGTATCAGCTTGAGAGACATATCCGGTGAGAGCGGTAACAACTTCTGGCGGCAAACCAGCGATTACTTCGTCTTTCAAATTCGCGGCTTTCAAAATTTCAGCGACGGTCATAATTTCCTCTCTACCCCTGCGGAGGGGCTGCGGGTTGTGCTTCCTGCGGGCGTGAAGCCATCATGGTCTTCTGGAGAGCTTTCACGAGTGCAGTGCGGGCTTCCATGAGTTCACCCTGAACGACTGGGTTCTGCTGTGCAAGTTGCTCCAGACCTTTTGCGATCTGCGCGAGCATGGTCTGAAGGGGATTCGCCTGCTGTTGAGCAGGAGCAACCCCAGGCTGTCCTCCACCTGGGGCTGCGCCTTCTTGTGGTTGTGGTGTGGGAGCAGCGGCCATTATCGTTTCCGACTTCGGCGTTTGCCGAGAGTTTTGTAGCCGTTGAAGTTGTGAGTGATACGCCCCTTAGCCCGCGATTTCTGCCAGCCGGTAGCGTGATTCTTAATCACAACCTTTTTCTTGCCCTTGGGTTTCGCCATTGGGCGCTCCTACCGGCGTTTCTTTCCGCCCTTTTTGCGACCGCGCTTTCCGCCCTTTTTCTTGCCCTTGTGCTTCCCGCCGACCGCGCTGCCCTTAATCATCAGCTTGTGACCCTTGCGCTTTGCCATTGTTTTCTCCTCAAAAGAAAGTGGCTCAAGCCACTTTTTGACTTGAGCCACCATCAGTTCCAACGGAGGTTGACGGCGAATCTCTATTGCGAGAGATAATGCCTAACGGGGATTGGTGTCAAACCACTTTCGTGCTATTCAGTCAATCAAGCCTCGGCGGAGAGCCGTGGCAATGGCGTTGCCAGTCGTAGGAGTATTCAACTTTTCTCGGATGTTTGTCGTGTGATGTTTTAGAGTGTCTTCGGCAAGTTTGAGACGCTTTGCAACCTCGCGCAGCTTGTTACCGTCAGCGAGGAATTGCAGAACTTGAATCTCTCTTTTGCTTAATTCTTCCACGGCACTCATTTTTTTCTTTCCGCTAGAAGTTGGTCAAGCTCCGTCATCGTCAGATTGATTCTCTCTCGGGTGACAACGTTCGTGATCCCGCCTTGGCTGCAATTCACATGCGTCTCGCCTTTGAACTTGTTCGTCCGCAAATACTCAAACACTTCTGCGATGCTGAACGTCTTAGGAACTTCGAGAACCGATTCAACCACTGCGTATGTTTTGACTGCTTTGACCGTAGGAAAATTCATCTCACTTGCTCTGCGCTGTCACTACGCGCAAGTTGCCGCTCTTGGTTCCACGAGTCTCCTGCTTTGGAGCCTGCCTCGCTGTCGGAGGTCTGCCGCCACCCTTACCTTGCTTGCCTTTGTCTCCGCCCGGTTCACCCATACCTTCTGCCTGTGCGACCTGTGCGGCCTTTATTTTCATCTCCAACAGTTCAAACTGCTCGTGCTTGTACTTCTCAAATTCTGTCGCTCCCGGCGTGTCTCCCCAATTCTCAACGCCTAGTTTCTTGAATGCCGTGCTAAAAGAAATTGGCAAGCCGCGTTGCAGGAAATTCAGCCACTTCAACTGATCCTGCATCTGCGTCACATTCAGCAACTGGCTGGGAACCGAGACAACCTGGAGGTTCTTCGCAAACCACTTTGCCCGTTCCATCTGCGGGACTTCGCTTTCCTTCTTGTCTTTTTGCAAGTGTTCTTCCGAGGGAAGGTGAGAAGGAATAATGGAATCAGGATGAAAGTCGAACGTCTGAATCGAGACGCCATCTGGCCCGATCATGGAGAGTAGTTGGCTGGTGGTGAAATACTGCCCAACCATAAACTTGAGCATGTGCGCGATCTTCGACTGCGCCACCTGCATATTCGCGGCAATCCCTTTGGCGATAGGGCCGATGGTCTCAAGGAACTTGTCCATCGCTTCGCCCGAGAGATTGAACTTCAGTTGCGCGAGGCTCGCAATATCGTTTAGGCCGAGAGCCTTTTGCCGCATCTTTTCCATCATCTCGACCATCTGGAAGTCGGTACTCTCGACTCTCACGCTGTCCGGTAACAGAGACCGTAGAGCGTCTTGTACTTTGCCGTCGATCCCTACCGTTGTCCCTGACTCCTCAAGCCAGTCGAATTTCTTCAGATCCTCTCGCGGGATGCCTGCGTTTAGATCGTAGCCCTTTGGCGGATTCATCTTCGCCCTGAGCACGCGATACATCAGGTCGATAAATCCACGCTCCGCTCGCTCAATCCCTGCCACATCCTGCAACAGAGAGAACCCTACTGCCATCCAAGGCCAGTCATCCACTTCGTAAGCAACCGGAGGCATCATGCCGTGCCAGTCGAAAGCAGGACCGTCGTAGAGCGGCTTGTTCATGCCGGGATTCGAGATGATGAGACGCAACTGCGGATAGATCAGGCAGTCCTCTTCTTTCGCTTTTCTCGACTCCGGTAGCTTGTTGTTGGGATTGGTTGTGACGACCAGACTATTCAGAGAAGGGACTTCGTAATACCACGAAGTCCCTTTATCTCCCATTGGGAGCATGTTCCCTGTCTTATTGATCCGCAGGTCGCGGACGAAGGTGTAGCGAATCTCGCAGTAGCGTTGGTCCCAGTTTATGTTCTCTTGCCCGTACTTCCAGCGGTCCCAGAATTCCAGACGGCGTACATGACCGTTTGAGGAAGGCTTGGTGAGGGACACAGGGAAGAGGTCGTCCTGTGCGTGTGGGAAACGAGCATGAGCCTCCGCAATTCCCAAGCAGTCCATGATCGTGACGGCGTAGCTGCCCTGGATGTCGTTGTCGGCAGGAAGTTGGCTTGGCAAAACCTCTCTCGGGCCAAGAGGACGAAACTCAATTTTCCCCGTTCCCCACCCGAAATCTTTTCGGATGTATCGCGGCCAGAGGTATCCGCGTGCTAGAGGGATGGCGTACTGGAGAGCTTGTCGTGACTGGCGAGCGAATTGGGAGTCCTGATAGATATGTTTGAAAGTCTTGTTGTAGGTCTCGACCATCGACTTGAATTGCTCTGACCCAGAACCAAGAGTGGCAATCTCTCGGATGTCGGCAATGGTCTCGACAAACTTTCGGATGTCGCTTTTCAGATTGTTAGATTTCAGTTTCTGGGGACCGTCAGCACTTAGAAGTTGAAGATTGGCTTCGGCGTTCTTAGCGACGGCTTGGCTCTGCCACCAGTTGTCACCGTCCTGAATTTGCTCCTCGACCCAAGACTGACATTCTGCCGCATCAGACTCAAAAGGTTTTACTTGCCAGTCTTGGAGCTTCTCCATACGGTTGCATCATAAGCGAAAGTGTTTGCAGTGTCACGCCGATTTTATTTCACTGTGGAATCCAACCGCCGTGTGATGCTCTAGTGAACCTACTTTGAAGCCCCATTTCTTCTGAAAGAATTCCCGGTCGAGATCGGCCTGATGCTCAATCTCGTGGCGTTCTTGCTGAGAAGCATTCTTGATTGTTGAACTGCCTTCGTGAAAATACGGCACGTTCGCTTTCATCATCGAGATGCCCAGCTTCGCTCCGCGAATGTGGTAGTCCACATCGGAGGCGTAAAATTTCATCCCTTCGTCAAACTGTCCAATTTTGGACCACGCCTCGCGGCGAATCAGGAAGCAGGAGAAATCAGGCGCTGGCTGCAAAGGTTCTCGCGGTGCTCGATCCTTAATCAACTCCATGTTGTTCACCGCAAGTCCAGTGACAAATGGCAGTTCGTAGGAAAGTAGTTCTTTGTAGAGCCACCAAGGGAGTATCGTGTCGTTGCCAATTACAAGGCAGTGCTCATACTCAGCCAAAAGAATATTGAGTCCAACATTCCAGCCCGCGCTGACACCGTGATTGTCGAGATACCGGCAGAGCAGCACCTTGCGCTCGTCTGCCCACTCTACGGTGCCATCGGTTGAGCCGTTGTCGATGATGTAAGCCTTTGCTTCAATACCCTGCTGATAGATCGAGGCCAAGGCAAGTTTCGTAAGATTGAGTCCATTATGTGTGAGCGTTAAGACTGGATGCTTCATTTCGCCTCATAGGGTAGAACGTCTTTGTAGCGGTCGTAGAGCCAGCGATGAGCCGCTTCGATGTCCTCGGGGATGATCGACGGACTTCTTCCTCCTAGATGCTCACAGTCCACTCCGACTAGGCGATTGCGGAATCCTTGGCGGCGAACTTCCAAAGAAGCCCAATAATCATACACCCAGTAATTGACCGGAGTTCCTCGCGGCCATCCATGAGCAAAGTTGAGAATCTTGCGCCGGATAAATAACGCCAAGCCGTCGAATACAGCCACGTCTCGTTCTCCGGTGAATCTTGCGCCGTGCGCCTCGGCTGTTCGCATGTTCGACATGAAACCGCGACGAGCGAATTGAGTGAGTTCGTAAGGCTTCTGGTACATCTCGGGATCACCGTGACCGACTGCGCCTGCGAACCCGACCATTCCGACCATTGGATCTTCAAACTCTTTCAGCACCCGCACGTCCCAGTCTTTCTCGAAGATCATCAGGTCATCATGGCAGTACGCAATAATGTCGGATTCGGTGTTCCAGAGAACGCGGTTGTAGGCTTCCATCAGCGGTTGGTTGTAGACGACATAGCCGGGATAGCTGT